TTTGCAGAAAACCCGGATCTACTGATCAGTAATACAAATAAGCTCCGGGAACTGGGCTTCCAGGTCGAGATGGATGATTTTGGAAGTGGCTATTCTTCCTTGCATATGCTCAAGGAGGTACCTGTTGACCGCATCAAGCTGGATCTACATTTCCTGACATCATCAGGAGACCAGAAAAAGAGTCGCACAATTGTCGGCTGCATGATTCAGATGGTGGAGCTGCTGGAAATGAAGATGATCGCAGAAGGGGTAGAGACCGTCGAGCAGGCGGAATTCCTTCGCCATCGGGGTTGTCCCGAAATGCAAGGCTATTATTTCTTTAAACCCATGCCGGTTGAGGAATTTGAGAAGTTGAGTGAAGAAATCTGAAAGAAGGACTGTTTATGCATTCGATTAAAACCAAGATAACCGCTATGACAGTCTGCGTCATCGTGATAGCAAGGAAACCATAACGATTCAGCACCCTGAAAAAATGGACAAAAGATGAATGGGAGCTTGCTCACCGGACAATGATGAAAAAATGGATGGAAAGTATAAAGGAAGTGAATTGAATGGGAAGATACAGCTTTGACAAGTATACAAAGGCAGCTTTAGAAAACTCTGTAGTACCCATTGGAGTATACCAGATAGTGGATGGACAGGTGGTGACCCTGATTGCATCGGATGGATTATGCGATCTGTTCGGATATAAAACCAGGGCTGAAGCTATCGAGAAGATGAACAATGATATGTACTGGAACGTCCATCCTGATGATGCGCAAAGGGTTGTGGCGGTGGCGGTCGGGTTTATAAAAGAGGATAAACCGTATAACCTTGTCTGCAGAGTCAAGGTAGAAAACCGTTACCGCCTCATCCACACAAGGGGCAGGCATATTGTGACCGAAACAGGTGAACGACTTGCGGTGGTATGGTACATCGATGAAGGCGCGGTCGTATTGGATGCGGCGATAGCGGAGGAAGAGATAAAAATCGAAGAACTGAAAACATCCATGAATTCCCTCCTTAACAACATGCCTGCCATGGCATTTACCAAGAATGTTGAAAATGGTACTTACCTGGCCTGCAACCAGATGTTTGCCGAGTATGCGAAACGGAAAAACCCGGAAGCTGTGGCAGGGCTCACAGACCATGATATTTTTGATAATAAAACGGCGGATCATTTTGTGACCGATGATAAGATTGCCCTGTCCATGGATGAACCTTACATCTTTTTTGAGGATGTACCGGACGCGGCCGGGAATCCGCACCGTCTTCAGACGACAAAGCTGAAATTCATTGACACAGCAGGCAGGCTTTGTCTGCTCGGGATGTCAATGGACGTCACGGAGATGATGAATGCGCAAAAAGAAAAAGATCAGGCAAAGGCGGCTTATCAGAAAGCTCTGAATACAAGCGCGATTTATGAGGGAATACTTGATGCCCTGTCCGGGGATTATTTTGATCTGTATTATGTCGATTTGGAGACGGGTGAATATACCGAATACGGATCCTGGACCGAGGAGGGCCAGAGGTCGACAGAAAAACGAGGGGCTGATTTCTTCGCGGAAAGCATGGAAAATTCCAAGAATTTTATTTATGAGGAAGATCTGGAACTGTTTACGTCGGCGCTTAATAAAGAGAAACTGCTGGAAGGAATCAGGAAACACAGGACATGCATTTATTATTACCGTTTGCTAATAGACGGGATTCCGACCTATGTCAGCATGAAGGTTACACGGGTCGTGGGGGATGACAGACATATCATCATAGGCATCAGTAACGTGGATACACAGATGAAGGACCGGATCGCTGCGGCGCGTGCGCTGGAGGACAGGAAATCTTATCTGCGCCTTTCCGCTCTGAACGGAAACCTGATTGTACTGTATTATGTTGACCCTGAAACGGGAGAGTACACAGAGTTCAGCTCTTCAAGGAGCTACAAGGATCTTGGAATTGCAAATCATGGAACTGATTTCTTCAAAGAAACATATCAGAACAGCCTGAAGACGGTTCATCCTGAAGACCTGGCCATGTTTCATGCACAGGTCAGCAAAAAGAACATCCTTGCGGCTATTGAGCGGGACGGGGTGTTTATCCTGGACTACCGCTTGCTGAACGACGAGCTTCCGACTTATGTGAGACTGCGTGCAGCAAAGGTTGAGGAAAACGGAAAATCTCTGCTGATCATCGGCCTGCTCGATGAAGACGCGCAGGTGAGGCAGGAACAGGAATATGCACGAAATCTCTCAGCCGCCAGAAAAATGGCGACCATCGATTCCCTGACAGGAGTCAAAAACAAAAATGCCTATGTGCAATGGGAAGAGATAATAAATGAGAGAATTAATGAGGGGACACAGGAACCGTTTGCAGTCGTGGTCTGCGATATCAACAACCTGAAAGCAGTCAACGATCTGTACGGGCATAAAGAAGGAGATGTATGTATAAGGGATGCCTGTATAAAAATCTGCAGGGTTTTCAGCCACAGTCCTGTATTCCGAATAGGGGGAGATGAGTTCATTGTCATTCTGTCCGGGGAAGACTATTACCGGCGGGATGACCTGCTGAATCAGATCAATGCCATTCCGAAAGACCGCTCGAAGATCAGGATCGGAGAAACCGTGTCTGCGGGCATGTCGGAATATGACAGGGATAAGCACCGTTCTTTTCTGAATGTTGCTGAAGAAGCAGACAAAGCCATGTATGCGAGAAAGCAACATCTGAAAGAGACCATACTGAAAAAAGATGATAAGTCTGACAACGAAGCAGGCTCAGATTACATTCCGGTTATCCATGCCCGAAAGCACGTTTTGATCGTCGACGATATCGAAATGAACCGCGAGCTCATGGGGGACCTTCTTGCCGAAGAGTATGACATTTCCTATGCTTCGGATGGTGTAGAAGCCCTGAAGACATTGCGGAGTCACAAGGATAGGATCGATCTCGTTCTACTTGATCTGCAGATGCCGAACATGAATGGGCGGGAGGTCATCGCCCAGATGCAGATCGATGAAGAACTTATATCCATCCCGGTAATAATTCTGACGGTTGATCAGGATGCGGAGCTGGACTGCCTCAGAATGGGCGCGATGGATTTCATCCCGAAGCCGTTTCCGGATATTGAGATCGTCAAAGCCCGCATCGCCAAGTGCATCGAATTGGCGGAGGATCGTGAGCTGATCCATTACACGGAGCGTGATAAAATTACCGGACTGCTGAATAAGGATTATTTCTTCCGCTATGTCGGCAGGCTGGATTATCTGTACAGAGAGACTTCTTTGGACGCGGTGGCCTGTGTTGTGAACAAATTCCATTCTGTCAACAAACAATATGGGCGGCAATTTGGTGACCAGGTGCTGCGGAGCATAGGTACAGGCTTGAGAAAACTCGCTAGGGAAACCGGTGGTATCAGTTGCAGAGAGGAAGACGACACCTTCCTGTTATACTGCCCGCATCAGGAAGACTATGAACGGCTGTTTACAGAGTTCTTGTCTAAGGCGTTTGCCGAGGAAGAAACTGCTGACAGAATCAAGATAAGGTTTGGAGTATTTGTTAATGCGCAGCAGGAGCCGGAGATGGATGAAAGGTTTGAACGAGCGAGAATTGCAGCGGACCGAGTCAAAAATGATCCGGAAAAGATTTGTGGCTTCTACGATTTAACTTAAAAAAGGTGGTGGATATGTGATGAAAAATGATGCATTTACTCGGATAAAGCGGTCTTCGGCTTTTCTTCTATGCCTTATTATCGCTGCTTCTTTGCTGATGCCATTATCTGCGCACGCACAGGAGACCGGAAAGACCGTGCGTGTGGGTTGGTACGAGTCCGCTTTCCACCACGCGGATGGATTCGGAAGGCGTTCAGGCTATGGCTATGAATACCAGCAGCGGATCGCCACCTTTACCGGGTGGAACTATGAATATGTGGAGGGCAGCTGGTCAGAATTGCTTGAAATGCTGATCGCTGGAGAGATCGATCTGCTCAGTGACGTGTCGTATACCGAGGAGCGCGCAGAGAAGATCCTCTATTCCGCTCTGGTGATGGGCTCGGAGGACTACCACGTCTTTATCAGGCCGGACAATACGGAGATACGACCGGATGATTTCTCAACCCTTAACGGAAAGCGGGTCGGCGTCAACAAAAACAGCATTCAGGAAAAACAATTTGTAGAATGGGCGGAGGAATACGGCGTCCATCCTGAAATTGTAGAGCTGACAGAAAAGACCCCTGAACTGCTGGCCATGCTGGAGCGCGGCGAGATCGACGCTCTGGTGACGCTGGACACCTATGGAAATACGGCGGATGTGCTGCCTGTATGCAAGGTGGGGTTTGCGGAATCCTATTTTGGCATCAACAAGAACCGCCCGGATCTCAAGCAGGAACTGGATGCGGCCATGAACCGCATCATGGAAGATAACCGGAATTTCAACGAGCAGATGACCGCTCAGTACAATAAAGCCAGCGGGCTCACCGGCTTTCTGACCGCTGAAGAGCTGGAATGGTATCAAACGCATGGGAAAATCCGCGTGGGGTATCAGACAAATTATTTACCCTTCTGCGATGTCGATGAGGAGACGCAGTCTCTTGAAGGGACTCTCTCGGATATCCTGACATTTGCTGAGACTTGCGAGAAGAATGCGGAGCTCAGTTTTGAAACCAGGGGCTTTCGTACCACGGAGGAGGCTGTGCAGGCTCTGGTTCGCGGCGAGATCGACTGCGTGTTCCCTGTCAATTTAAGCTCCTACGACGGTGAACAGCTTGGGATCATCATCACGGACCCCTATGCTACGACGGAGCTGTATGCGGCAGTCCGGACCGCAGACCGGCAGGGTCTGTCACCGGAACAGGATATGACGATCGCCATCACAAAGGGCAATTTGAACTACGAATCCTTTGTAATGGATTATTTCCCGCATTGGAAAGCAGCGTATTATGACGAAAGAGAGGACGTCTTCAAAGCGGTATCAAAAGGAGAGGCAGACTGCATCCTGGTCAGCAATTACCGGCTCAACCGCATGCGCGATCTGTGTGACAGATACGAGCTTTCCACCCTTGCCACGGGGAATGTCATGGATCTGTCCTTTGCAGTCAGGCGGGAGGATGACTGCCTGTACTCCATTCTCAATAAGATCAGCCGTCTCATCCCCGATTCGCTGATCAACTCTTCGCTTACAACGTACACCTTCGTTGACGAACGGGTGACGTTCCTTGATTTCATCAGAGATAACGTGGTCAGCGTTCTTGCCGTTGTGGCAGCCATCGCATTGGTCATCATCCTGCTTCTTGTTCGGAACATACGGGCAGAAAGGAGGGCCAACTCAGAGAGAAAGCTGATTTCGGCCGTGGAAACGGATGCATTGACCGGGCTTTATAACCGGAACTTCTTCTTTGAGTACGCGAATCGTATACACCGGGAAACTCCGGAGCCCAAAATGGATGCCGTGGTCCTGAATATTGAGCAGTTCCACTCCGTGAACGAACTGCACGGCAGAGAATTCGGCGATAAGGTGCTCAAGTCCCTTGGAGAAGAGATCCGGGGCTTTCTCCGCCAGACAGACGGGATCGGCGGCAGATTTGAAGGCGATCGTTTCGATATCTTCTGCAGGCCGCAGGAAGACTACCGGCTTCTGCTGGGCCGCTTCCAGAGCAGCCTTCGGAATCTGTTTCCGAACGCAAGCATCCGGCTGCGTATGGGCGTGGCTCCGTGGCAGGAGGGCGTGGAACCGATGCAGCTGTTTGACCGGGCAAGAGCCGCCAGCAGTATTATCCGCGGCAGCGAAAAGCATCTCATGGTCTATGATGAAGATATGCGCGTGAAGGAGGATCTGAACCAACGGCTGATCAACGACCTTGACCGTGCGCTGCGGGACCATGAGTTTGAGATCTATTATCAGCCAAAGTACGATATCCAAAACGATCCGCCGCGTTTTCATAGCGCGGAAGCACTGATCCGCTGGCATCATCCCGAGATTGGAGTGATCACTCCAAACGATTTTATCCCCCTGTTCGAGGCAAACGGGCAGATCAGCGAGATAGACAAGTATGTGTGGCGGGAAACAGCCCGACAGATTGCCGAATGGCGGGAGAAGTACGGCATCACGATACCTGTGTCTGTCAACCTGTCCCGTGTGGATGCCCTTGACCCCACTCTGGAGCAAACGCTGGATGCGCTGGTGGAGAAATTCTCCCTTGATTATCAGTACCTGCATCTGGAAGTGACGGAGTCCGCTTATACAGAGGACGCTGAGCAGCTGCGGCGTGTCATCCAGCAACTGCGTGCAAAGGGCTACAAAATCGAGATGGATGACTTCGGTTCCGGTTATTCCTCCCTGAATATGCTATCATCCATCCCCATCGACGTGCTGAAGATGGATATGGCATTTATTCAAAACATAGAACACGATGAAAAGGATGTCCGGCTTGTCGAATTGATCCTTGATATCGCAGCAAACCTGAAGGTTCCCGTCATCGCCGAGGGCGTGGAAACGGAAACCCAGATGCAGCTGCTCAAAAAAATGGGATGCGAGTTGGTTCAGGGGTATTATTTCTCACGTCCGCTCCCTGCATCTGAATTTGAAAAGAGCATAATCAAAGATTGCATCGATCGCTGAATAGTATTAGCTGCCTTCACCTATGAAGCAGAAAAGAGGAAGAACTATGCCGAAACAAGATAAAGAAAAGGGTATCTCTCTACGGACGATCCATTTATGGCTGATCATTGGGGCTGTGATTATCTCAGGTCTGATGATTCTGTTTACATTTCAACTGACGACCAGTTTTCATGCCCTGACTCATGTGTCAGAACAGCAGGTGGAGCTGGCACAGGCAGCCCGTGAATTGATGGATGCTTCCGATTATTTAACGGAAAAAGTACAGAGATTTACTGTTCAGGGAGAGATGCGATTCTTGGAAGAATACTTCACGGAGGCACTCGAATCAAAGCGCCGGGAAGAGGCAATCGACAGGATGTCGGAAGGAAGTGGCAGCGAGGAAGCCTTGCAGAGTCTTCAGAATGCTATGAATTATTCTCTGGAGCTGATGAATCAGGAATACTATGCGATGCGACTCGTGATTGAAGCCAAAGGGTATAAGGACTATCCTGAGATTCTTCACTCAATAGAACTGTCCTCAGAAGATCAGGCGCTTGCTCCGGAAGAAAAGATGCGAAAGGCCACCGAGCTTGTTCTCAATGATGATTACTATACTCTGAAAGATCAGATTCGGGAGAATATGAAGGCCAGTCTTGATAAACTGGAGCAGACGGTATATGTTGAAAATGCTTCTGCGCTGGAATCTCTTCACGGAAAGATCGTGTTTGGGCGCATTGCAATTGTGATTCAAACTATCATCATCCTGTTTATGGTTTGGATCACTTCCCGTCTCGGTATCAACCCAATCCTGAATGCGGTGAACCACATCAAGTCTGACAGTCCTATTCCTGAGGTTGGTGCAAATGAATTCCGCTATCTGGCCCGCGCTTATAACAAGATATATGAGGTCTATAAGAGCAGTCTGGAACGTCTGAATTTCAAAGCGTCTCACGATGAACTGACCGGCGCTTACAATCGCGCCGGATATGACCTGCTTCTTTCCAGTATCGATCTTAACAGTACATATATGCTGCTCTTTGACATCGATAACTTTAAGGCCATCAATGACACCTATGGACATGAAACGGGAGACAAAGTCCTGATCAAGCTGGTAGAGGTTTTAAGAAACAATTTCAGGTCTGACGATTATATCTGCCGCATCGGCGGTGATGAATTCGTTGTCTTTATGGTTCACTCGCCTCAAATACAGCGTGAGCAGATCACTTCGAAAATCGAGAAAATCAACCTTGCACTGGATGAGACCGCCGACGGCCTGCCGCGTGCTTCTATTAGCGTCGGTATCACCCATGGGACGGATGTCAACAATGTAAAAGAACTGTTTGAAAATACTGATGCGGCGATGTATCAGGCAAAGCAAAGCGGAAAACGCACATATAGGTTTCATAAGAAGTAGTTTTGCTGAATACGATAATCTGTTTTTCAGGCTTGCTTTCTCGACATGTTCCCCTGCGCGAGATAATACGCTGACATGTTCCCCTGCGCGTTTGGAACGGTAGATATGTTCTTTTCGCAAAGTGGATGCGCGTGCTTGGGAGTATGAGTATGCAAAAGCACGACTCGTGCCATCCGGTACAAGGGAATATATCGCTTCAATATGTCGGCATTCAAAACGATGAATCCCTTTGAATCTTCCCATACAATCACACGTTGGGGGAGGGTTCAAAGGGGTTCATCGTTTTATTGTATCAAATCTGCAAGAGAGATAGATCTAATTCTGACGAAGTCCATTAACCGTTTGAACTACACCAATTCATCCAGTTTTTCTTGTTTCGTATTGTTTTTTCAATAATTAACGGGTATAATTCTCCATATACCGGGAGGATAAAGACTATGCCACGACACAAAAAGGACGCTCACCCTATCAGCCTGAAAATGGATCAGACGACATATGACCGCTTGGATGCGTTCTGTGACCGCGCCGGGCAGCCAAAGACCGTCGCCATTGAACGCGCTGTCAATCTCTATATTGACAGGTACGATGAGATCATGCGGCAGCATGAAGCAAAAGATGAACAGGAGCATTAAACCATGGACGTAGAGACGCATTTCAGAGATCGTATAGGCGAGGACACAGACCCGTCCAACTGCACCCTTTGCCATGCCGTCTCCTGCTTCTCCTGCGTTCAAGGCTACTGCACCGCGCTTGAAAAGGTCACTGTCGGCGGCTGTGTATTTTATAAAGATGCCGCGCAGAATCGGAAAGAAATCCGCAGATGCTTTTATCGCCTGATCAGCCATGAGCGTTTTGACCTGCTCAGAAAGTATGCCGACACCATAGCCGCGCTGGGCTTAATGGACGCAGAACAGGCGGACGCGGAACGGCAAAGAAAACGTCTGGGAGAATATCGGTCACAGCATCTTTCTTCCCTTCTTGAAGCGCACTGGAAGGATACGCTGGTCGTTGTCTATCCGGCAGACGATGAGGATGAAGGACAGGATGAAATAGAATCCGCAGAACTGCCGGAATCTGATCCGGAACCGGAATATGACAACAGTGTCGAACAGGCTGTGTTCCCGGAAGGTATAGCCGAGAAATCACTTGATGATGAAACCGCAGAAGACATCGATACACGGGACCGTGTTTTGCAGGAAGAAGTGAAAACAAAGAACTTCCATATGTATGAAATCATGCACGATGTCAATGTACGGGCTGTTACTGACAGCGGAGAAGATGAACTGCCGGAGGACTATTCCGAGGATGATGAGGACGAAATGGATGAGGATAACCCGGTAGACGAGGATGGAAATCCAATCACCTATGACGAATACATTGAGCGGGAGCAGGAAAAAGAGCGGGAGCAAGAGATTGAGGAGGAAAAAGCTGACCAGCGTACCCAGGACGAGTACAATAACGCAGCCGATGGCAAGGAAGCCTATGTGTCCGTGCCTCTCAACTTTTTCTATAAACAGATCGGCGTTCCGGTGAAAATGCCAAAACGTCCCGATCCCGTTATCCTTTCATATCAGACGCTCGGTGCCGGTATGGTCTATAAAGCCGCCGAGGATTATATCAGGATTCTCCGTATGCTGTGGAGCGGGGATTATCATGGGAAAGCGCTGTACCTGCTTATCGTTGACAAGTGGGAACTGGAAACGCTCATCGGCTCCCGTTGGTACTGGCAGTTTACGAACATCAGTCCCAGCCGAGTGCTTGACCAGTGCCAGGTCACAGCGGAGGAACAGGCCAGGGAAAAGATCGAACGCTTTAACCGTAGAGTCGCGGCTGGTTTAGAGGGCGGTGAGGAAGCATGATTTATTATAATGACAGCCCGCCGATGGGCTTGTTCAACCGGTTCATAAATGACAAATGTCTGGAAGACACCGGCGCGTTCATAATCAAGAAGATGCCGGAGCAAGCCCATGAATGGAAGCTGCCGACGATCACAGAAGAAAACGAAACTGAGGCGGAGATGGCGTATATCGGCCTTGTGCGGTCGCGCTCGTTATATGTGAGCGGAGATACGCTGTACTTCTGCTGCACGTTCAACTGTGGATTCTTCCCTCATGCCGGGTTTACCGATGTGGATGAAGCGGAAGGAACCGCCCTTGATGTTATAGGAAAAATACTGTTCCACCCGCCGGGAACGAAGAAATATGATCTCACTCTGAGCGAGATTCATGTGAACTATCAGTATCCCCGCGAGTCAGAAAACTATGATCCCCTCTTTCCCGGCGTCAGGGTGAGCCAGATGCTGTATCCGGCGTTCGGATACAACGAAGAACAGAGGCATAAGAAGCTGGAAGAGGAAGCAGAACGATTCCTGCGCCAGTATTACCCTGGCGCGCTGGAAACTGTATCTCCCGTTCCCCTACGCCGGATCGCCGAGGATAAGATGGGCCTGCAGGTGTTCAACGGCTACCGGCTTCCTGATCGGAACGACTCCCTGGGTCTGACGGTTTTCAAAACACAGCGGATAGCCGTTACGGACGAGGAGACAGGCGAACAGGCCATCATCCGCTTCCCGCGCGGCAGCGTCATCATTGACGCGAATACGATGTGGGATTGCGGCTTTGGCAGCTTCAACTTTACGCTCGCCCATGAGATGTATCACTGGTTTGCCCACCGGGTACATATGGCGTTCATGGATATCATGGGCAGGCCGGATGACTACGATGCCATTAAAGGCCATCTGGAATCCCAGGCTGACGGCGTAGGCGCAAGAATTCTCATGCCCCGTGATGCGGTTATCGCAAAGTATGCAGATGCTGTTGATAACCTGGGCGGCGATGACGCGGATACCTATGAGCTGGCGGTGACGGAGTGCGCGGCTTTCTTCGGTGCGTCCAAGACGGCGATGAAAAAGCGGCTGCATGAGCTGGGACTGCATGAGGAAACGCGCAGGCCAGCGGTCCGTCGAAGGCTTGATATCGTCGAGATGTTCACACAGTACGCGACGGACAAAGGTTTCCGCGACCTGCTGGACTCCGGCGCGTACCGATATATCAGGGGTTTCGTTGTCAGGAACGATCCCAGGTACATTGATGGGGATGGGCTGACTCTTTATGCGAAGGAACATCTGCACGAATGCACGATGACCTTCCGAGAGGAGTACCGAAGAGATGAAACGTCAGATGATGCTCTGCTTTTTCGCAAAGACGCTTATTTCAGCCGGACAGCGGATTATGACAGGCGGATGGCGGAAAGCCCGGAATTGATGAAAAAGCTGACCGAGAAGCTGGCAAAGCTGAAGGAATTGTACATCAGCAGCCTGGAATCGCAGGAATCCTTCTGCCAGTTCATCATGCCGATCATCACGGACCTGAACACGAAATACATGGGCCTTGACGTGCAGGATGAAGTGGATGATGGCTTTAAAGAGGGAAAGCTGGTTCTGAATCCCGACAAACGTTACCGGAGCCGGTTTTTTCTCCATTACGACTTCCAGACCGGGAAAACGATACGAATTACGGAGCCGGAGGTGTTTCAGGACAAGACGCTGGTCGGCTATAAGATGTTTGAGAAAATACGCCGTAATGACTGGAACAATCCTGATCTGGATATGGTTATGGCGGTCTGCGCCGGATACCATCTGGATGAGGAAACGACGGAAAAGGCCCTGCTCCGCGCCGGTTATCTCCTGACCCAGCACAACCCAAGGCATCTCGTCTTCCGGTTCCTTACCGCGCACTGCCGGGGTGAATACACAGATACTGGCACGTTCAACACACTGCTGATCCTGCTCGGAGAGAAAGAGATCGGCACGAACAAGCACGAGAAAAAGAAATAACCCACACAGAAATACAGCGATAAGATATGCAGCCCTCGGAGAGTTGTTCCAATACGGAATGACGCTCCGGGGGCTTTTTTGTTTTCTCCGTACCCGCCCGCCGCCTGACATCAAAAATACGGTTTTTTCAAAATCCCAGCCAATTTTTCAATTCTGGTAAAATAGAGCCGAGCCTCGGAAGTGATGGTTAGGCAATCGCGCCGCCCGCCTTCCGGGGTATTTTTTATGCCCTGATAAGGCAGGAGGCAGCTATGAGCCAGAGATGCCGTTCCCCCGATCTTGAAATGAACAAAACACCAATGCAGTAAGCCCGTTGCCCGCGGGCGGGGCCAGGAGCTAAGTTCCTGGTCTTTTTTCATGTTCATTTTCAAGATTATGGAGGTTAAGCGTATGCGAAAGTATAACCCTGATGTTTTTGAGCTGGAAGAAAAGTACCAGGAGAAGAACCCGGAATGGTACAAGCAGTATGTGGATGAAGACGCGGACGCTGCCGGGGAAGCTGTAGAGGAAGACCCGCAGGAAGCTTATCCCGTGATGTCCGCAAAGGACGCGGATGATGGCAGGGAGTATATCCCCTGGGACAACACACCCGTTATGCCTTCCCGGAAGGGCTTCTACGATGACTACAGCTGCTACTTCAACGAATATCGCAAGATTCCCCAGGACAGACGCCGTGATTATGCGTTCACCTTTGTGGATGAAGACAGGAGTTTCTATGCGGTGATGCCGGGGGATGTGTCCCCCGTTGACGGCAAGGTGGTCACCGAAGAGGATATCGCGTGGCTGCACCGCGCTCGTGACCGCGAGGTATACCGCAACAACAAGGAGAAGCACCAAGAGTCGGATGATTACGATCTGCTGGAGGCGGTTGAGGAAGAAAAGGCAAAGATGGAAAAGAACCTTCCGAACCGCTATGAAGAACTGCGGGCAAAGCTGGAATCCTACCGTCTGGTCATCAATACCGGGGCCATCGTCGATGAATTTGGCAACGACTGCACCGATCATATGATGGCGTTTATGGGAGCACCGTCCGTGGAGGCACAGCTTGGCCTTTGTGACAATCCCCTGGCCGATGCTTTTGAGGAAGCGGAGGCGCAGATGACGCGGGACGAGCGGCGGGTGTTCACGCTGGTGTATCAGAAAGGGCTTCCCCGAACGACAGTGGCAAAGATGCTGGGGATCGCGGAATCCACGGTGCGCTATCGTCTGGCAAAGGCAGAGAAGAAAGTGAAGGAGCACCCGGTGATCGCCCGTACACAGCAGATTTACCGCTACCAGTATGAGAGGACAGAAACCTGGAAGGCGGAAAAGAAAGCCAAAAAGAAGCGGTATGAGGCGAACAAGGTAAAACGGGCGGCTGAGAGGAAGGCCGCGAAAAAGAACACGGATGTGACAGGTGTGACTGACGCCTGATTCGCATCCGTGTTTTTTTGTTTCCGGGAAATGCGGAGAATTCCTGCGAATCGGGCGGGTTTTCTTTGCCTTTATATCAGAGGGAGAATTCCCCATGGACCTTTGCGGAGGGGCTGTTATGCGGCTCATCCGTTTCCTTTTCCCGGATCGCACCGGGATATCTTTATATGGAGGATGAATGCGTATGAAAAAGTATCTGAACAGGAATGGTATCCGCCATTATCCGGATGCCATAAAGCAGCAGCCGTTCTGTTGCTGGAGAATGGAGCAGCGGAGCGGGCGGAAGACGAAGGTTCCCTATGATCCGAAAACCGGATACAAAGCCAAGGCGGACACGCCGTCAACTTTCGGCACTCTGGATGAGGCGATAAAAGTTCTGAACAAAGGAGCGTATTCCGGGATTGGCTTCAATATTACCGAAGGCGGCTCGGAGCGCGCCAGGGTCGGATGCATTGACCACGATCACTGTATTACAGACGACGTTCTTGACGAGAAAGCGCAGGCAGCGCTGGATGTGCTGCCGGAGGCCATGGTGGAATATTCGCCTTCGGGAACGGGGCTTCACCAGTTTTTCCTTATGCCGGAGGGCTTCGTTTTTGATAAGGACAGCTATTATGTAAACAACCGCAAGGGTGGAAAGGAAATCTACCTGCCCGGCGTCACCAACCACTTCATGACCGTGACGGGAGAAGTATTCCGCAACGGGACGATGGAAGTGACCGCCGAGCAGCTTCAGACCTTCCTGGACACCTATATGAAGCGGAAAACGCTGATGAAGGTGGCGGTGTCCGTGCCGGAAGGCGGGTCGATTCTCTCTGACGAGGAAGTGCTGCATAAGCTGGCTTCCGAGCCGGATAAGAAGTTCATTGATATGTATGAGGGCAACTGGGAGGGATACGGAGCGGATGAAAACTGGTCCCAGTCCGACGCCGATATGACGGTGCTCATGAAGCTGGCGTTCTACTGCCGCGGCGATATGGGGCAGATGGACAGGCTGTTCCGCGCCTCCGGCCTGATGCGGGACAAATGGGACCGGGGATTGGCTGGCTCCACCTACGGCGTCGTGTCCATGACCAATGCGATCAACCATTGTTCCGCTTTTTTTGACCCGGACCATAACCGCGTCCCCGCGGCTGAGGATTTTGCGGAGATATTCGGTGAAGATGGGAAGGATGAAGCCGACGATAACGAACAGAATCTGGATAAGCTGCTGGATTCGTTTATCACCACAAAGCCTTCCGCAGATGAATTGTATGCCGCTGATAATCTTCTGCTCGCCGCCTATGCCCGTGTTACACGCCCTGCGGACTACGAACGTATCCGCTCCTTTGTCCAGAAGAACAGGATGAGTATGAAGCTGTATGAGCAGGCGGTAAAAGAAAAGGAAGCAGTGGTGCGGAAAAAGCAGGAGGAGCGCCTGGAACAGGAACGCATCAGGGCTGAAGAGTATCACAGAGGCAAGGAAATGCCGGAATTCATTTATTACAACCGGCGGCTGGACTGCCTGATGGTGGACCCCGCGCTGCTTGCAATCCATGTGAAGAACAATCTCCGGTATATCCTGGTTCAGGACAGCCTGCGGGATACGCGGCTGAAATATGTCTATGAGAATGGCGTTTACACCGTCTGCTCCGACGAGCGGTTCCGGGGCTATATCAAGCGGTTCATTGAAGACTTCGACCCGACGCTGGTGCGCATGAAGGACGTGGATGAAGCCTTCCGCAATATCAGCGCGGGACTGACGGCCATCCCCTTTGAGCGGCTGAATGACAACGAGGATTTCGTCAATTTCCGCAACGGACTGCTCAGGCTGTCCACTATGGAGCTTCTGCCGCACAGCCCGGAAGTCTTATCCACAATCCAGCTGAGCTGTGACTGGACAGGGGAAGATGCGCCTACACCGTGCTTTGACTCCTACCTTGCGACGCTCACGGACTTCGATTGGGATACACAGAAGCTTCTCCTTCAGTTCATCGGCGCAGCCCTTTCTAACGTGCCGGGATACCGCTATAAGAAAGCGCTGTTCTTATGCGGTGAAGGCGACACGGGCAAGAGCCAGCTGAAGGTGCTGACGGAAAGGCTCCTGGGGCCGAACAACCACGCCTCAGTTGACCTGCCGGATTTGGAATCGCAGTTTGGTTCTTCCATGATCTATGGGAAACGGCTTGTCGGCACGGCAGATATGACCTTTGTCACTGTCCGGGAACTGAAGATGTTCAAGACCGTCACCGGCGGCGATTATATCAAGGTGGAGTTCAAGGGCAGGACGGGGTTTTCCTATCGGTATAATGGCCTGCTGTGGTTCTGCTCGAACAAGCCTCCGAAATTCGGCGGTGACAACGGCCCGTGGGTATACAAGCGCATCATCCTGATCAACTGCAATAATGTGATCGCGGAAGCGGATCAGGATCATAATCTGATCGAGAAACTGTACGCCGAGAGGGCTGGCATCGTATACAAGGCTGTCATGGCGCTGAAGGAGACGATTGAGCATGGATACAGGTTCAGTGAGTCGGAGGGCATCAAAAACGACCGTGAGCAGTATCGGTTTGAAAACAGTTCGGTGTATCAGTTCATTAAAGACTGCATGACAGAACGGGAAAAGCCCGGATCTGTTCCAAAGGGTGATAACGCGACTATCACCATGGTATACAGGGTCTATATGAAATACTGCAAGTACAGCAACAATGGTTATGCCGTGCCGATTGGCGAGTTTAAGCAGGGCTATGCGGATTATCTTGGGAAGCCGTTGGAGAAAGCAGTGATAAGAAGGGGCAAGGGAATGTACCTTGCTTACCACGAGCCGACAGAGGAAGCCTATGCCAATCTGCTTCCGTCCGATGCAGAAGTCCATCGGGATCTGGTCTTCGGGCGCTCGGTGAATTGACAGGGGTCATCATCTTCTCCGCCGGATCGGTTCATTGGACTCATGAAGGAATCCGGCGGAGAAAGTGATCCGATTAACGGAAAACGGATGTAGCTGACCTACATCCTGAATGTAGGGAATGTAGCGGCAGATTGTATTTTTCAATGCTTTGAGACGGCTTTGTTTGCCTGCGGATGCATGAATTGTTGATCAGAGTAATGCTGATCATGGCAAAGAGACTCGAATCGGATGTAGGGAGCGTAATTTGGATGTAGGAAAAAGACGTAAACTACATCCGCTTCTACATCCGATTTTTGATCACAAAGGCTTGATAATACTGGCTTTCTGGCCCGAGGATGTAGGAGGATGTAGATGTTTTTATGTTCTAAAGGAAAAAACAAAAAAGATAAAGAGTATAGTGTGGTAGAAAAACGTGAGAGTATATAAAAGACATGGAGCAGAAGCTACACCCTCCTACACCCTGAGCATGATCACCCCTGTGTGATCAAGGGACAGGCAGCATCACCGGCCTCGTCGTTGCCCGCGCCACACAGCGAAGTGAACAGGTTGGCGGGTGATGGAATTTTTTTTCTGATTCTTTGCGAATCGGCATCTGTTTTTTCGCCTATATAGTAGAGGGAGATACGCACCCTCCATAATCTTATTCATGGCCGTCGTTTCCTCCGTAAGCAGCATCAGCCGGGCAACTGATGTCGGAGGAAACGGCGGCACCTCTCTCCCGCTGTGATTCTGTATGGCCTGATATTTTCGCAGGCAGGGTGAAAAAAGAATTTGAGGATTCCTGCGAATCAGGTGTTTTTTCTTCGCCTATACAGTAGGAAGGCAAATAAGGATAAAGCCTGCAAATAAAAAGTCAAGTCCCAAATTGGACTTGATCAAAGAAAAAATTGCAGGCGGAAGGTAGAGGAAAAAGCGTAGCACAAAAAGGCCGCCGCAAAATGCGCCGACCTGAGGGTCAGTAAGCAGTTAGTTACTCCGTATGCTGCAAGCCGGTGGAATCCATATCCACAGGAGGCAGATTTTCCAACGTAGAGAAATAGGCCATTACTTTACCGTAGTAGCGTCGCAGAAACTTGTTTCCTGCAGCCGTCATATAAACGTAGTACGGTTTACCTTCGGCGCGTTTCTTGTCCAGGAACTGGAACACCGGCTCGTCCTTCGGAGCGAGCTTCAGATGCACTGTCATGATGTTAAACAGCGTCTTGCGCAAATACGGGGAACCGCGCTTTGTGGTCTTATTGCTGCGAGAGCAATAGTCGCCCGAATCACTCGGAGCCGGATCAATACCGGCAAATGCGACAAGCGACTGTTTACGCGCAAAGCGGCGCACATCTCCAATCTCAGCCATGAGCTGTGGTCCGAGAGATTCCCCGACGCCGTACATTTCCATGACGACAGGGTATTCCGGGAGCTGCGACGCCAGCCTGTTCATCTCGCTGCGGTAGGTCTCCACGCTGCGTGAGATTGCTGTAAGCTGATTGACGGCTTCCTGAACGATAGTTTTCGTCACTTCGGTCTTCTGCACCAGCACAACAGCAGACTTTGCAAGGGCGTACACTTCTGCGGCCTTTCCCAAGCTGAACTGGTAACGATTTCGCTTGCACCATTTGCGGTAGCGCTCGGTAAAGGCGTTCAGACTACCGCGTCGGACGCAATCGACATGCCAAAAATCATGGGTAAAATCCACCCACTTCTGCGTACCGTCGCTGCGCACGGGGCTGTCAAAGAGCTTGCGAATACCGGGGAAGGACTGCTCCTGAAGCGCGATGAGGTTGTTTGAAGCTGCGGCTTTCTGCTTAGAGGCTAACTGGAACTGACGATTCAGAGTTTTCAGATCGTATCGAATCGTATCCATAGGAGTATAGTCCCGCAATTCTACCCAGTTGTCAAGAGCATATTTGGCAATCTTCATAGCATCAGCCTTATCTGTCTTTACCTTACGGAGAGAATTGTTGCCATATTCCTTGATGAGCAAAGGGTTTACAGCCGAGACATAGAGTCCGGCTTCATGCAAAGCCTTTGCAACCGGCTCATAATAGCGCCCGGTGTGCTCCATGACGACCCGTGTTTCACCCTCTATGGACTTAAGCTGCTCTGCCAGAGTCGTCAGATCCTCGGCGGTGTGGCGCACATCGAAGGGCAACTTTACGACCTCGCCAAAGGGACGAAGAACGGCCACGGTGCTCTTTCTGCTGGAAACATCAATACCTGCTGCGTTCATGTTCATCACTCCTGAAAAGAATTGGCAATGGACAAAGCCATTCTACCCATTGCCGATTCTATCTGTTTGGTGACGCGAACACGTGGCTCTACCTGCACAAATCGAACGCTGCGAATAGGAGAACGGCTGACTGACTTTCTTACGGACGTAAAAGCCCTTGGAGAAACAAGTCAGACCATTACATTCCTATTCTAACAGCTTAGGCAACGAGATGTCCCATGCCTATGGCTGGCTGCCATAAACCAAGGGGCAAATATATAGTAACAGGAGAAACAGATGATGTGCGATGAAAACTGCTGTAAACGATGCCGGAGGCGGATTGCCAGTGCTTATCTGCTGCGGCTTCGCGGCTATGAAGAAGCGGCCATGATTCTGAAAAACAGATACGAGTATGCGTTGTACGTCCATAACCCGGAAGCGGATTATCTGCTGTCTGAATTTCGTGAGATGGAACGGGAAGAAAACATGGTTCGCAGAGAACTGTTCCGGTCGCTAAGCGCAATGGATAACGACTACAGCCGCAAGGTTCTGTGGCAGTTATATATTGAACGTAAGCAGCCGGATGAAGCGGCAAAGTGGCTGGGCATTTCGGAGAGGATGGTCAGGAAACTGCAAATGAAAGGTTTGCGGTCCCTGGTTGTTCCGAGGAAGTTTATCAATGCGGTGATCCGCAGGTGGAAAGACAACCGATGACAATCATTTGCTCCCCTTTGTCCGGGAGCTTTTATTCTGCCGCCGGGCATTGTACGGGGAAAGCGAGGATTCATATGAAGATGACAAGCAAAGAGCGGTTCTATGAGGCGGCTGACCGCCACGGATACTGGAGCTGGGTAGAAGCCATTCGGAATGCCGATGGTACGATCCTTGGCGTCAGCGTCCATTCCAAAGGCGAGGACGAACACTTCTGTGACCTGTTCGAAGCGGAGCAGGAAAAGGCGCTCGCCTGGATCAAGGCCAATGTGACCCCCAGGGAGACGCCGCTGGACGGACACACCAGCTATGGCATGAAGCATGTGCTGGAGTACCGCACCAACATCTATATGACCAACAACCAGTTCAAGGAGGCGATGCTTCTGTGCGGCTTCTATCCCGTGACGGTGGATGAACTGAATTGGCACTACCGCGTCAGCAGGAAGTCTCCGATCTTCAGACGTCAGGAGGATGGACGCGACGGGCTGTTCCTGCCTGAGTGTGTGATGGACTACAAGACCGTTTGATTATTGTTTGAAAACCCTTTGATTTCCGTTTGATTCCGGCCCCTGGGGGTGGGTCTAATCCTCCGGCGCGGCTTCCTGAAGACCGTCGGCCCCTGTCGTGCGCAAAAATCAGAAATCAAACGGGGCCAATGGACTGCCGCCAGTAGCCAGATTCAAAAGGCACCAAGGCTCATGAAACCTTATAAACAGGGCATTTCGGGTACATTTTGGGAGCGATCCCACAGTATCCGGGGTGCCTTTCTGTTTGAAAAAAGCGGTCTTGAAATCAAACGAAATCAAAGAAATCAAACGTAGTTTGTGCCGCCAATGTTGGCGGGACAGAATTATGATTCCGCCGAAATCGGCGGTGTCTATAGTTATCAGCTATGTGCTGGTGGGAAGGAGAATCGTATGGCGAAAGACGGAACCAACCGAGGCGGCGCAAGACCCGGCGCAGGCCGGAAGAAAAAGCCGCTGTCGGAGAAGATCAAGGAAGGAAAATCGGCTACTGTGATGAAGCTGCCAGAGCCGCCGGAACTGGAGAATATCTCCATGCCGCCGATCAAGGATTTCATGACAGCGGATCAGCGGATGGGCGAGCTTCATGCGGATGATATCTATACCGAAACGTGGGAGTGGCTGAAAGAGCGCAACTGTGCGCATCTCATCAACCCGATCCTACTGCATGAGTACGCCATGGCGACTGCCCGGTGGATTCAGATTGAGGGCGTGTCCAGCCAGTTCGGTTTTGTGAACCGGCATCCGACCACCGGCCTGCCGACGCAGAGTCCGTTTGTGGTCGAGGCACAGAGCTATTTAAAACTGTCAAACAGCCTGTGGCTGCAAATCTATCAGATCGTCCAGGAGAACTGCTCAGAAAGCTACAAGGGCAGTCCTCATGATGATCTGCTGGAATCGTTGCTGTCGGATTAAATCGAACTTTCTACCAAATTTGGTAGAAGGTAGCGGCCATGTCTTGAACATCCCGCAGAATTCTGCGGAAAGTATCTACATCAACTTCCTGCCAATCTTGGCCGGAAGTTCGCACACGACGGAAGGAGGTATGATCCGTTATGGAAGGATATGTATATGAGCCGTCGCGGTTCATGCTGTCGACCAGTCATTACGACAAGGTGAAAGCAGACCGCGCCGTGCTCTTCATCGAATCACTGAAACACACGAAGGGCGCATTCTATAACCAGCCCTTCAAGCTGCTCGATTGGCAAGACAGAATCATCCGCGATCTCTTCGGTATTCTGAAGGAAGACGGTACAAGGCAGTTTAAGCAGTGTATAACCTTCATACCAAAGAAAGCCGGGAAGAGCGAGCTTGCCGCCGCTATTGCACTGTATCTTCTCTGCGCCGACCACGAGCAGCGGGCAGAAATATACGGCGCAGCGGCGGACAGACAGATGGCGTCACTTGTGTTCAATGTGGCCGCAGATATGATCCGGCTCTCGCCTGCGCTAAAGAAACGATGCAAAATTCTGGACAGCCGGAAGCGCATCGTCTTTCTGCCGACCAACAGTTTCTATCAGGTGCTCTCCTCCGATGCAGACCGCGCCCACGGTGTTTCCGCGCATGGAGTAATCGTGGATGAGATTCACGTCCAGAAGAACCCTGACCTCTACAATGTTCTGACCAAGGGTAGCGGCGATGCACGAAAGCAGCCCCTTCAGTTCATTATTTCTACGGCGGGTGACAACATCCACTCTATCGGTTATGAACTGTTCCAGAAGGCTAAGGACATTCTGGATGGGCGCAAAACCGACTCCACGATCTATCCGGTTGTGTATGCCGCCGACCCGGAGGATGACTGGACTGACCCGTCAGTGTGGAGGAAGGCCAATCCTTCCATGGGCATCACATTCCAGGAATCCGCAATCCGGGAAGCCTGCGAATCAGCGAAGCAGAACCCGTCGGAAGAGAACGTGTTCAAAACCCTTCGGCTGAACATCTGGACGAAACAGGCCGTCCGCTGGATGCCGATGGAAAAATGGGACAAATGCGCGGCTCCTGTGGATGCGGAGATGCTTCATGGTCGCCCTTGCTATGCCGGGATCGACCTGTCCTCTACGCAGGACCTCACCGCTCTCGTGCTCGTGTTCCCGCCGCTGATGCCGGAGGAACCGTATTACATCCTGCCTTTTGCCTGGGTGCCGGAGGAAACGATAGATCAGCGTTCCCGGAAAGACCATGTGAACTATGACCTATGGCGCAAGCAGGGCTTCATCCTCGCCACCGAGGGCAATGTCGTTGACTACGAAGCCATAGAAGCCAAGGTTCTCGCCCTGCGGGAGCATTACGACATCCGTGAGATCGCATATGACCGCTGGAACGCACAGATGCTGATACAGCATCTCGCTGATGAGGGTATGACGGTCGTTCCCTTCGGGCAGGGCTTCAAGGATATGTCCGCGCCGACAAAGGAACTGTACAAGCTCACCCTGGAACAGAAACTTGCCCACGGCGGCCATCCGGTTCTGCGCTGGTGCATGGACAACTGCGTCGTACAGACCGATCCGGCGGGCAACATCAAAATCAGCAAGACCAAGGCCACCGAAAAAGTTGACCTTGCGGTAGCCTTGGTCATGGCGCTGGACAGAGCCATCAGAAACGAAAATACACAGACCGAATCTGTGTACGAACATCGCGGCCTTCTGTTTATATGAGCGCCGCCTGTAGCCGCTGACTGGCGGCTTTTTTCAACCCTAATGGGCTTTGCAAGCCCATTATAACACCCCTGTCAAGTGTACTGCGGCAGCATGTTATCAAGCGAATGCGCCGATGGATGCTGTACAGAAATCGACCGCCATGAAGGGCGGGAGGAGGTAAAAATGAGCATTTTTCAGAGTATCTTCAAAGGGCGGATGGAAAACCGCGCCGCCGGTACTGGCCCGCGCTTCTTTTTCGGACAGAGCGCGGCGGGAAAACCGGTGACGGAGAGCACCGCCATGCAGATGGCCGCTGTGTATGCCTGTGTGCGCGTCCTCAGCGAATCCATCGCCAGCCTGCCGCTGCATGTGTATAAGCGCGGCGAAAACGGCAATCAGGAGAAAGCGGAGGATCATCCGCTGTTCTTCCTGCTCCACGATGAACCGAACCCTGAGATGAGCAGCTATACGCTCAGGGAGACCCTGATGGCGCACCTGCTGCTCTACGGCAATGCCTACGCACAAATCCTGCGAAACGGGCGCGGCGAGGTTGTGGCGCTGTATCCCCTGATGCCGAACCGCATGAGCGTGGAGCGGGATGAAAAGACCGGGCGGCTGTTCTACCGCTACACCAGATATGACGCGGAGCCGCCGACCATGGAGCAGAACACCGTGATCCTCGATGCCGCCGATGTGCTGCATGTCCCCGGACTGAGCTTTGACGGTCTGGTGGGTATGAGCCCGATAGCCGCATGCCGGAATGCGGTGGGCGCTGGACTTGCCGCCGATGAATACAGTTCCAAATACTATGCCAACGGCGCGGCCCCGATGGGCATCCTCGAAACGCCGACGCTCATCAAGAATCCGGATTTATTGCGGCAGTCGTGGAATGAAGCCTTCGGCGGGACCCGCAATGCCGGGAAGGTGGCTGTGCTGGAGCAGGGCACGACATTCAAGCCGATCTCCCTGTCGCCGCAGGACAGCCAACTGCTGGAAACAAGGAAGTTTTCGGTCGAGGAAATCTGCCGCATCTTTCGTGTTCCTCCCCATATGGTACAGAACCTTGAGCGGGCGACGTTCAACAACATCGAACAGATGTCTCTCGATTTCGTGATGTACAGCCTGACGCCCTGGATCATTCGCTGGGAGCAGAGCCTGTCGCGTTCGCTCTTGGGCCGGGAGGAAAAGAAACAGTATTCCATCCGATTCAATGTGGACGGGCTGCTTCGCGGCGACTACAAGAGCCGCATGGAGGGCTATGCCGTCGGCATCAACAACGGCTTCATGTGCCCCAACGATGTGCGCCGTCTGGAGGGATTCGACCTGATCCCGGCGGAAAAGGGCGGCGACAACTTCCTCATCCAAGGCGCTATGATCAAGCTGGAGGACGCGGGTATCTACGCCGCGAAGAAAGACACCAAATAAGGAAGACGCAGCGGTCAGGGAAGCCCCTCTGCCGCTGTTCTTTATTTCCGGCCCGGTTATGGGCCATTCAACCAGGCTCCCTCATGGGGGCTGTTATTTTTGCCCAAAGAGGCAGGAGGTATTATTCATG